ATGGATTATAAGGAAATATGATAAAAGTAGAAGTAATAAAAAAGTTTCATTATGAAAAATATGAAGATATAAAAGATACAATTAAAAGAAAAAGTATTGATACATATGGAGAATTATATGAAGGAGATACATTTGAATGTAGTGAAGATGTAGCTGATTATTTAACAGGTAATAATGATAAAAATGTAATAGTTGTTAAAGTAATAGAAATAATACCTGAAAGGAAAAAGAGTAAAAAATAGCCAAGTTGTAATTATTTACAAAATATGGTATATTATAGATAGTGTACAGGAGTACATACCCCGTTTTGCAATAACGATATATTGCATAAATAATAATTCTTTCACGAAGGACAATACCTGCGTTAAAAAAATGTAAGGAGGAATAATATTATGAGAGAGTTTTTAAATGGTCTTAATTTAGAGAAAGATGTTGTAGACCAAATTATGACCGAATATGGTAAAAGCATTTCAAATCTAAAAGACAAAGAGAATGATTTAAGAGGAGAAATAACAAATCTAAAATCAACAATCAATGACTTAAAGGATAAGAATGTTGAATATGAGGGAAAAATTAATGAATTAAATACAACAATTTCAACAAATGAAGGGATAATTAAGAACCTAGACACGATTACAAACGAAAATAAAGACTTAAAGGCACAAATCCAAATGAATGGAAGTAATGTTAAAAAAGAGTTTAGTAAGTTTGTATCTAGTGAAGTTCAAGCATTAGTTAATGATGATACGGACTTTGCAACAGCACTTGAAAATTACAAGAAAGAAAATCCACAATATTTTGGAGAAGTTCAAGTAAAGAAAGTGCAAACATCACCAACATTAATTGGTGGTGAACCTACACCTCAAACAACTAATTCAATTATGAATGACATTATTAGAGGTTCAATAAACGATAATTAAAAAAGAAAAAGGAGAGAAAGAAAATTATGACACAAATAGCAAAAAGTGATGCTGAAGCAGTAATCGAAACACAAGTTGTAAAAGAAATCTTTGAAGGTGTCACAAAAGAAAGTAAAGCACTTTCAATGTTTAAAAGATTACCTAATATGACAAGTGACAAAACAAAATTAAGAGTACTTGATAGTTTACCAATTGCATACTTCGTAGATGAAAGTACAAAGAATGGTAGAAAGAACTTAACAAAACAAGCTTGGGCTAATAAGTATATCAATGCAGGAGAATTAGCAGTAATTGTTCCTATTAAGGAAAATGTATTAAATGATGCTGATATTGATATATGGGCTGAAGTAAGACCAAGAATTGTTGAAGCAATGGCAAGAAAGATAGATGGAGCAGTATTCTTTGGTAAGGATAAACCAACTGATTGGAGAAAAGGTTTAGTTCCATCAATAATTGATGCAGGTGCTGAAGTTGATGAAACAGGTAGACTTTATAGTGACATCAATGATGTTATGACTAAAGTTGAAGAAAGTGGATACAATGTTAATGCACTTGTAGGTGGTGTTGGACTAAAAGGTAAGTTTAGAATGATGACTGATACAACAGGTCAACCATTAAATACTACTGAAATTGGTTCAATAAGAAGAGAGTTTATGGATAATGGTGAATGGGATAAGACTGCATCTACATTAATTGCAGGTGATTTCTCACAAGCTGTATATTCAATTAGACAAGATGTTACATATAAAGTATTAACTGAAGGTGTTATTCAAGACCCTGATGATGGTTCTATTTTATATAATTTAGGACAAGATGATATGGTAGCATTAAGAGTTGTTATGAGATTAGGATGGGAAATACCTAACCCTGTAAATGCAACAAACGAAACATCTTCTCGTTTCCCATTTGCATCATTAAAACCTGAAGGTTCAGTAAGTTTATAATAAAGGAGGAAGGCATTTATGGAGTTTAATGGACAATACCTAACTTATGAAGAATATAATAATTTAGGTGGCACAGGACTTACACTAATGCCTTTTAATTTATTAGAGTTTGAAGCAAGGAAAAAAATAGATGGAAGAACTCTCAATAGACTAAAAAATGTTGATAGTAAAGATATACCTGAAGAGGTAAAAATATGTGAATATAAATTAATAACAAGCATACAAAAATATGCCGAAGAGATGCATAATGTTGCAAGTAATAATGGTATAGCTAGTGAAAACATAGATGGATATAGTGTAAGCTATATTACACCTGATAGAATAAGTGATATAGTTAAATCAAAAGAAGTAGAAATAGATGATATTATTAGAACTTCGTTATTATATGTAAGTTATAATGGTGAACATTTATTATATATAGGTTAAAATGATAACTAATAAAAAGATAACAATATATCACAAAGGAAAACGAGATGTAGCCACTAGAATAGAAAAGTATGTTAGATTTAATTATGATAATGTATGGTGCTTTGAAGAAGAAAGAGCAGTTATTAATCAAGGATATGATGATAACAACCAAGTTAATATTAGAATACCTTATAATCAAAATGAAAACCTAGATGTGAGTAATTTTGCTAAAGGGGATATAATAGTAATTGGAAAAGTAGAAGAAGATATAGAAGCACAAAGTGATTTAAAAGGATATAAAATATATAACATAGATAGCATAAATGATAATAATTTTGGTAATGAACCACATATACATATAGGTGGTGTATAATGCCTGTTAAATTAAAACCAACAAGTGTAATAAAAGCTAGATTGGGAATAGAACCAAATGGAAGAGTTCAAAGATTTTTTACACAAACCTGTCGAAAACATATGGATAAATATGTACCAATGGATGAGGGTAATTTAAGAACAATAGTGAGTACAGGAATTAATTATATAACATATAAAAGTCCTTATGCCCACGCACAATATATAGGTTATACAAAAGGACCTGTAAAGAATTACACAACTGCAGGTACAGGACCATATTGGGATAAAAGAATGGTAAGTGCTGAAATGGATAAAGTTGAACAAGAAGTAAGAATGTTTGTTGGAGGTAAATAATGGAACAAAATAATACAAGAATATCAAAATTAAGAGAATATTTATTAGGAGTAATTGATGAAATGACTAATAGTACGGATTATCAAATAAATGCTAATATGTTATCAAATGATGTAGGTGATTATTCAATAGATAAGATACCTACTGAAAAGGGAGTAGAACATTGGATATTAGCATCAGGACCTGCTGTTAATAAAGATGTATATTCTTTTAGAAGTAGAAAAAAATATTCACAAGATGTTATCGACAACTTGAATAACATAGGTTTTTTTGAAGAGTTTGAGAGAATAATACAATCTAATAATGATAAAGGTATTTTACCTGAAATAGAAAATATAGAAACAATCGAATGCTTAAATTGTGGTACTATGCAAATGAATGATGATGGTAATACATCAGTATTCGATATACAAATACAAATCACTTATAGAAATGCTAATGAGCATATTATAAGTTTATAGGAGGAACTATGAAAACTATAAAAGCAAAAATAAACTTTGTAGCTAATGATATAAATTATTTAGCAGGAGAAGAAATTAAAGGTTTAACATATGACCAAATTGTTAAATTAAATGAAATGGGGTACATAGAACCTCTTACATATGAAGATTTGGTAGAGATAAAAAGAGAAATGGAAAAACCTAAAAAATTAATTAAGGAGGAATTATAATGATACCTGAAAATATTGAGAAATTACACGATTATCAATACTTGAGATATATTAATACTACACCAACTTCACAAAATCCAACTTGGAAAGTTTTAGGAGTAGGTATAACTGAATTAACTACTGCTTATAATCCACAAGTTGATACTGAAAGATGGGTTGTAGAAAAAAATGCAAGAACTGACCATACAGGAAATCAAAAACAATCAAGTGTTTCACAAAAATGTTATAAGAATGACCCTGTCTTTACATTTATGAATGATGCTAGAGATAAGATTAATACTACAACACAAATACTTGAAATTGATACTTGGAATGGTTCAGGTGGAAGTTATCCTGCAAAATTAAGTGATGCATTAGTGACACCAACTACTTATAGTGGTGCAGTAATCGAATATGACTTATATTTTAATGGAGATACTACTGAAGGAAATGCTACTATAACAGGTGGTACACCATCATTTACACCAAGTGTAAGTTTATAATTAATAACCTAGAGTGGTATAGGTCAAACTATATCACTCTTTAATTTTAGAAAGAAAGAGAGAATGTGAATAATAATGATAGACAATTATATTCAATTAACTAAAAATGATGTTTTAAAAATTGGAATAAAGGATGAAAATGGCAATGATACAGGAAACTATTTAGAGTTTGATTTGGAAGATATTGAATTACCATTAAGAATACAACAATTAGGAGAAGAACATAAGAAGAACTTAAATTATTTAAAGATGCAATATGCATTAATAGAAAAGAAAGAAGATAAAAAAGGTAAAAAGATATTATCAAGTAGAGAAGAAGATAAAGCTAAAGCATTAAAAGAGTTCTATGATAGAGAAATTAAATGTTTAGATTTAGTTTTAGGTGAAGGTGGAACATCAAAAGTATTAAATGGTAGAAAACCTTACTTTAGAATGTTTGATGATATTGGAAAAGCAATAGATAAATTATCACCAATCTTTGAAAAGAGAATGGATGAAATTAAGAATAACATTATAGAAAAATACAAAATCAAAGAAGAAGATGTAATGGAATATGAATAATCCTGAATACATCAAAATAGGTGATAAAAAGTATAAAATAAACACTGATTATAGAACAATATTAAAAATTAATAAAATATCTTGTGATAATACCATAAAAGATTATGAAAGAATAGTAGCAATAATGTACTTGTTTTATGGAGAAGATATGATGAATAATCCTGATTTTGAAAAATTAGTATATGCTATGTATGATTTTATGAAAGGTAGACCAAGTAGTATGAAACCTATTGGTGATGAAAAACAAGAAATAGATATGGATTATGACTATGATATGGGATTAATAATAGCATCTATGAAAAGTGAATATGGAATAGATATAACAAAAGAAAAAATACATTGGTGGTCTTTTTTTGATTATTTAAATGGATTATCTACTGATTGCATATTAAATCGAGTAAGAGAAATAAGAAGTAAAGATTTATCTAAAATAAAAGATAAAGAAGAAAGAGATGAATATGAAAGATTACAAAAGATATGGTCATTAGATAAAAAGAAAACAATGACTGCCGAACAAAAGAAAAGTGTGGAAGAGTTTTATAAAGATTTTACACTTTAGAAAGGATGATAAAATATGGATGGATGGATAACATTAGGTGCTGAATTAGATACAAAAAGCTTTGATGCCCAAATAGAAGATGTTGAAAGCAAATTAGCAACATTAGAACAAAGATGGGAAGAAACTAATAATATGCCAGCTTTTGAAGGTAAAAACGAAGATTTACAAAACTTATCATTACAAATAGAAAAATTAAGTAATAAGTTAATTATATTAAAGAAAAAACAACAAGATGTAAATAATCAAGGTTTGGAAAATCTTGGTAATAATGTTAGTAAAATAGGTGATGGTATGTCATCTATACTTAAGAAAGTTGCAAAGTGGGGATTAGCATTATTTAGTGTTCGTACTGCATATTCATTAATAAGAAATGCAATAACAACAATAAGTGAAAGTAATGACCAAATGAAAGCAAATATTGATTATATGAGATTTGCATTAGCAATGTCATTAAAACCAATAGTAGAATGGTTAGTAAATGCAGTATATAAATTAATGACATATATTAATTACATATCACAAGCTTGGTTTGGATATAACTTATTTAAAGATGCAGGAATAGAAGATTTTGAAAAGAGTTTAGAAAAATCTAATAAAACTGCAAAAGATTTAAAGAAAACATTAATGGGATTTGATGAAGCAAATGTAATACAAGATACATCAAGTGCAAGTGGTGGTGGAACTACAATGCCAAGTCTTGATTTATCAAAAGTAGAACAAATAGATGTACCTGATTGGGTTAAATGGATTGCTAATAACAAAGATACAATAATACAATTAGCTGAAATAGTAGGTATAGCATTTGGAGTAGGAAAAGTCACAAGTATATTAAATAATATAGCAAAATTGTTTGGCATAGCAGGACCTGCTAATGCAATAGGTGGTGTAGGATTAAGAGGTTTATTTAGTTCATTAGGATTGATAGCAATCATTGCAGGTGGAATTATAATTACTGCTATGTGTGCTAAAAAAGTTTGGGATGACCTAACACATTTAAAAGATGAAATGGATGAAATAATTGAGAAAAATAAAACAATAAATAGACAAGAAACTGATAATTTAGACCCTATTGAAGATACAAATAAATTATATTCAAAAATGGAAGTACATCAACAATCAATATTAGATAATAATAAAAACTCGAAAAATACTATGGCAAAAATATTTGGATATAGTGAAGGATATTTAAATGCAAGTAAAGAAGCAGTTATATCAAGTGAAAATGAAGTAAGAAAATTAAAAGAAATGTTTGATGTTGAAGGTAGAACATTAAGTGAAAAAGAAGAAATGCTTTTAATTGCACAAAAACAATTAGGTGTTAATTTAAGAGCAATAGGAACATTGGAACAACAAGGAAAAGATACTACACAATTAAAAGAAGTTAATAAACAATTATATAGCACAATTGCTTGGATGGAAGGCGATATTCAATATACAAAAGACCAAAATGCCAAAAAAAGCAAACAACAATGGGATGATTTAAAAGATAAAGCAATTAATTCATTACAAAAAATAAAAGATTTCAAAATTGGTGACAAAGAAGTTGGAGTTAAAGTCACTATTGGTGACGCACTAAAAAAACTTGGAGAGGTCATTTCTAACTTGGGTATTGTACAAGGTTTAAAATCAGCATTAGAAACAGGTAAAAATGTTATAACAACTAACCTTGTAAACCCTATAAAGAATGCTTATAATTCACTTAAAAGTTTCTTTACACCTACATATGGTGCAACAGGTGGTATCATAAACTTACCGGGTAGAGGTGTACCTATTGGTGGAAATATTTATGGTGGAGAAGCAGGAAGAGAAGGTCTATTACCACTTACAAATCCATCAGCAATGGCTGAACTTGGTGCTGAAATAGGAAAATGGGTAAATATATCTCTACAAAATAATATGGTAGTAGATGGAAGAATATTAGCAACAGCAGTAAATACACAAGCAAATAGAGAAAGGTTATTATTAAATAGGTGATAATATGTTAAGGTATAATAATGATTTGGTAATTAATAGTGTGAACATAACACCTTACTTAATAGATATTAAGTTTAGTTATAATAAAATATGGGGAAAAGATGCAGGAAGAAATACACTATCAGGAAAATATACAGGCACTTTGCTTGGTATTTTTCCTAAAATAGTGTGTACATTTGGTAAATTAACACAAACACAAATTGAAGAATTAATACCGATACTAGATAGTGCAACACAAAGTGTGACTTATTATGACCCTAATAAAAAACAATTAACAACAATGGAAACATATACAGGTGATTATGAATTAGAACAAAAATGTTTATTTAGTAATGTAGCAAAGGCAGGTGAGCCTTTCAGCATTAGCTTTGTTGCTAGAGATAGGAGAGTTTAATTATGAAATGGGTAAATCAAAAATATAATGACCATATATATGATTTAGGTAGACAATTTAATGCTACATTATATTTATATAATAATAATGCATCTTATGTTGGGGCTTATAGTGTAGATGTAGTTAATTATAATGCATATGGTGATATGTGTAGAACTGCAATGCAAGAATATTCATTTGAATGTGATACTGATTTAGAAACATTAGATTTATCTAATTATAAAAAATTAATACTTAAAACTGAATTAAGAGAAACAGGTACAACAGGTCCTACAAGCCCCCCTTTATATATAACTGAAAAGAAATATAGTGAAGATAAAAAGACTTATGAATATAAATTATGTGATGCAATGGTAAAAACAATGATACCATATGATTGGGAAACCATAAATGGTAATGTAGATAATGTAAACTTATATGCACTTATTCAAAATATTCTTACATATGTTATAGGAAGTGATACAGGTATATCATACAATCTTAATAATCTACCTAGTGGACTAATTAATATAAATATAAAAAGAAAGAGTATAGATGGAATTAAATTAAGTTGTAGAGATGTATTAGATATGGCACTTGAAATATGTGGAACAAGTATGAGAATACATCAAAATAAATATGGTACTTTACCTTGGTGTATATTTCAATGTGTTAATCCTACAAATGCTACATCTAATTATACTGCCGATGAAGATATTATAAGAGATGATACAGCATATACTAAACAAAAATATGGTCCTATTAATTCAATATTATTTGAAAGTGAAATTGATGAAAGTGATAATCTTGAAAGAAAAGATGATACATCAATAGCTAATAATGGAATAACACAATATAAAGTATCAGGCAATTACTTATTAGATAATGATAATAGAGCAAATGCTATTAATATGCTATATAATAGATTAAATGGATTAGAATATTATTTATGTGATTTAAGAACAATAGGATATATGGCATTAGAAATATATGATAATATAACTATTTCATTAAATAGTACAAATTATTTATGTAAATTAACTAAAAATATATTTACATTAAGTAATGGTTTAGAAGAAACAATAGTTAGTGAAAAACCTACACAAACATATGATGATTACGAAAGTGGCAGTCCATATGATGATAAAAAAGCAAGAATTGATGTAGATAAAATGAAAGGTGAAATAGTCCTTAAAACTGATAGTGATGGAAAAATAGCACAAGTAAGATTAGATAGTTCAGGTGATGATGGGTCAGTAGTACAAATAAAAGGAACACAAATTAACCTTGAAGGAACTACTACTATCAATGATAGATTTAAAATAGATACCAATGGTTATATGTATGCAAAAGCAGGTGGTGAAGTAGCAGGTTGGAAAATAAGTGATGATGCATTATATAAATATGTTCGTATAGGAGATTATGATTATATGACATATATTCAATCACCATTAACAACATATACTGAAGATAGTTGGATATTTAGTACACAAAAGAAACATAAAGATGCATTAGGATATGGTGGAACTGCTATTATTAAATTGGGTGGAGATATAAAAGGTAAAGATATATCAGCAACAGGCAATATATCAGCATCAGGAAATATTACTGCAACTAACAATTTATCAGTTCAAAATAAATTGGCAGGATATTTGAACTTAAATGATGCTAAAACACATTATTTAGGAGAATATGGTTTATACTTTACTGATGAAACATTTACAATAGTAGGAACTAATGAATATACAAGATATACACATAATGGGTTTGCAGTAAATGGAAATGGTGCAATGTCAGGTAGCTTATGGTTGCAAAATGTTTATCCACAATCTAAAGCTGAAATAAAGAAAAATATAAAACTATATGATAAGAATGCCCTAGATATTTTAAAGAATGTAGATATATATAATTATAATTTTAAAACTGAAAAAGATGAAGATAAAAAACACATAGGGTTTGTTATTGGTGATGATTATAAATATTCAAAAGAAATAACTAATAATGATAATAGTGGTGTTGATTTATATTCATTTGTATCAGTATGTTGTAAAGCTATTCAAGAACAACAAAAAGAGATAGAAGAACTTAAAGAGCAAATTGAAAAATTAAGTAAAAAATGATAAGATAAAAGAAGAGGGGATATGATAAAATGGATATTTTAAAAAACATATCAGTAGAACAAATTGTAAGTGCAATCATATTACTAGCTTCTTTTATTGGTGCTATTGAAGTTATTTTACATAGAGAAAAGAAGTTTATAAAAGATACTATGAAAGAAGAAATAGACCCTATTAAAATGGAATTAAAAAAGAACTCTTTAAATACTATGAAGAATACAATATGTAATGAAAACATACCATTAAGTGAAAGATTATCAGTAGGTAAAGAATACATTGAACTTGGTGGTAATGGTGCAGTTAAAATATATGTACATAAGTTAGAAGAAGAGTTTGAAAAAAGATTACAAAAAGAGGAGAAGTTATGAATAATAATCCAAAAGTAGAACAAACATTAATGCTAAAAATCCTACACGAAGAAAAAAGAGATAAAATATTATTTTTTGTAATGTGGGTGATAACATTTTTGTGTTTAATAGGTGCAGTAATATATATAATTTACTTACATAAAGATATAGAAACTATAACTGAAACAATAGATATACAAGATGTAGAAAGTATTGATAATTCACATATCAAGATAGGTGATGATATATGGGAAAAGTCACAATAAAAAGAATAAGAAAATATAGAAAGTCTAAAACAACAAGTTCTAATGGTAAACGAAGATGCAAAACTTGTGGAAGATATATGTAAGTATGAAAGATTATCTTTTATAGAGTTTGGTGAGCCTGAATATAATTACTTTGTTGTAAAATGTATGCTTAATAAAGAAATGAGCAAAATACTTCAAATGCTTATACAAGGTGAAGATGAAACTAAAATATGTGATGAATTAAGTATTAGTCAGTCAACATTAACTAGAAGAATAAGAGTATTAAAAAGAAAAATAAAGAGGGTATTGTAAATCCTCTTTTTATTTGATATAATTAACTTGTAATTGTGTGCTATCTAACGAGTGTGAGATAAATGGGTTATTCTCGTTTATCCTACTTATCGGTAGCACCTAGTAGATATATAAAAGACATACCTATAAAGGTTATAATATGAGAGTAGGCAAGAGGGTAATATTATAGGGAGTGCATTGCTTAGGGTAAGAGTAATTAACTTATCAAACCTTTATATCTATTAGATGGTGCTAATTAAGACATAATTGGTACACCCCTGAATATGAGTAGGTTTATAACCTACTCTTTTTATGGTATAATATAGTCAGGAGATGATAATTGTGAAAAAAGGATTTTGGAAAGCATCTTTGATAAGAGCAATTAGGACAATATGTCAAACTGCATTAGCAGGAATAGGTACTGCATATGTATTACAAGATGTAAATTGGTTGAATGTTATATCAGCAAGTTTATTAGCAGGTTTACTATCTATGCTTACATCAGTAATAACAGGATTACCTGAAGTAGAGGAATAATTATGGGTAAATATATAGGTGAAACAATATCACCAGTTTTAAAAAAGAACAATCATTGGATGACATCACCATATGGAATGAAAAAAATAGATGGTAAAGAAGTAATGCATAATGGTATTGATTTAATTAATCGTGGAAAAATACTTATAGGAAAGACAACCGATTACATTATAGCAATAGCAAAAGGTGAAGTGACTTATACAGGTTATAGTGAAACAAGAGGATATTATGTAGAAATCAAACACGAAAATGGTTTTTTATCAAGATATTTACATATGAAAAAAGATAGTATTGTTGTTAAAAAAGGACAATATATACAAAAAGGAACTATATTAGGATATATGGGCAAGACAGGAAAAGGTGTCACAGGACCACATTGTCATTTAGCAGTAGTTAATACAAAAGGTAATTTTGTAGACCCACTACCATATCTATTAGGTACTAAAAACTTTGATAAAGTAGTACAAAAAAATGCATATCAAGTATATGATATTAAGAAAAAGAAATGGTTATCAAAAGTAAATGTAGAAAATGACAATGTATATGCAGGTATAATTGGAGAAAAAATAAGTGGTATTTATTTAGATAAAGGTGAAATAAGAGTACACACTCATAGTGGTAAATGGCTACCTGCAGTTAAAGACCATAATGATTATGCAGGTATATTATCTAAAAAGATAGATGGTGTAGCAATTAAAGGATTTAGATATAGAGTACATATATATAAAGGTAATTGGCTACCATTTGTAGATGGTTATGATATAAATGATGCTAATAATGGATATGCTGGTATATTAGGAAAAGATATAGATGCAATACAAATAATTAAAAAAATATAAGGAGGTTAATAATATGAGATTTATAGTTAATCCACATAGAATAGAAAAAGATTTAACTGATATAGTTAATGAGAAAGAATTAAATATAACTGAATGTGAGTTTGTGTTTAGTGAAGAAATCCCATCTAATTATGTAAAAGAAGCATATTTTACATTAAATGGGAATAGTTATAAAGTTATTTTAGTAGACAATAAATGTGCTATACCTAGTGAAGTATTAAGTGAAAAAGGTATGGTTGAAATAGGTGTAATAGCTTATGAAGTAATAGGAACTGAACATATCAAAAGATATAATCCAAGTCCTGTATATATAACTACAATGATTGGTAGTATGAAAGATGCACAAAATAGTGAAGAAATAACACCAACTGATAAAGAACAAATTACACAAATGTTAGAAAATATCAATTTAAGTGTATCTAAAGATGGAAAAATAACAACAATATCATTTACAAATACTGATGGAACAACACAAACTGAAACATTAGAAGATGGAATATCAGTAATAAATATGGAAATTATTGGTAGAGATTTAGTGGTGACATATGATAGATAATTATAAATTATATTGTTTGACTAATTTGATTAATGGTAAACAATATATTGGTATTACTAAACAAAATATATATAAGAGATGGAAAAATGGTAATGGATATAAAAAAGGAACTAGAATGGAAAATGCAATAAAAAAATATGGATGGAACAATTTTAAACACGAAGTATTATTTGATAACTTATCAAAGGAAAAAGCAGTCGAATTAGAAAAATATTATATAAAACAATTAGATACAATTAATAATGGCTATAATGTTCAAGAAGGTGGATTTAATAGTAATAATGGTGTTGTTAGTGATGAAACAAGAAAAAAATTAAGTATATCACATAAAGGACAACATAGTTCACCAAACACCGAGTTTAAAAAAGGTGAAAGAAGTTTAGCACATTTAAAATTATTAGTACCTGTTTATTGTATTGAATTAAAAAAAGTTTTTTCTAGTATAACTGATGCTGAAAGAGAACTTAATATAAGTCATCATATTTGGGATTGCTTAAAAGGAAAAAGAAATAAATGTGGTGGTTATCATTGGAAATATTTAGAGGAGGTAATTATAAATGAGTAGACAAGTTAATTTAGGTCAAATAGTACCAAATATTCAAATAGGAACAACTACAACAGGTTCACCAAGTTCAAGTGCAATTGTAGAAAATGTTGGAACAAGTTTAAATCCTATACTTAATTTCACAATACCAAAAGGTGAGGCAGGTGCTATTAAGTTTGAAATAGTAGAACAATTGCCAACAACAGGGATTAAAGAAGATACTATCTATTTAGTACCTTATGCAACATTAGTAGTACAAGAACTACCAACAACAGGAACACCACATACAATATACATAGTAGAAAGTACAAATAAAAGATATGTATATGAAAGCAACCAATGGATAGAAATAACAAGTGATAATAAATACATTGAATATATTTATGTAAATGGACAATGGGAAGAATTAGGTGGAATTGGTGTAGATGTAGATTTAAGTGATTACTATACTAAAAGTGAAACAAATACATTATTAAGTGGTAAACAACCAACAATAGATAGTTCACATATGTTAAGCAGTGATTTAGTAGATGATACTAATAAAACAAATCTATTTACAAATACAAGTGAAAAAACAACTTGGAATAGTAAATACGATAAACCAATAGCAGGAATACCAAAAACTGATTTAGATAGTTCAGTACAAACAAGTTTAGGATTAGCTGATACATCAATACAAACTGAAACCGACCCTGTATTTAGTTCAAGTGTTGCATCAAGCATAACAAGTAGTGATATAACAAATTGGAATAATAAAAGTGATTTTAGTGGTTCATATAACGATTTAACAAATAAACCTGATTTAAGTGTATATGAGTTATTATCAAATAAAGTCATATCTATTAGTTCATCATCAACTGATGACCAATATCCTAGTGCTAAATGTGTATATGATATTGTAGGAGATGTTGAAAGTATATTAGAAACACTTGATATAGGGAGTGGTGTATAATGAGTATAGCAAGTAGAATAGAAGCAATAGAAGAACATATTGGAGATGTATATGATACTATTGACCTAGCAAAAGATACAACAGGAACAAATAAAAACATAGTAAATATACCTAGTAAATTAAAAGATGCCTATGTAGATATAATAAATAATGGAACTGATACATTGTATAATAACTTTCCTAAAGTAAGTGGAAGTGGAACTGATTTATCATTAACACCAACATACGAAGCACCAATGAAAGTAGATTTAAAAGGAAATACTAGCCAAGTACAATTAACTGGTAAAAACTTATTTAATATAAATAGTTCTTTTAGAAGTTCAGGTACATCTGATTACGTAAGTGCAGTATCAAATAATGGTTTTGTATTTGAAATGCCAACTTATAGAAGGCTTGATTTCTATATAGATAATCAAAGAACATTATCTGCTGGAACTTATACTATATCATTTGATGTTTTAGAAAACACTTCTACTGCAAGAATAGATTGCACATTTAGAACTTCAACTACTAACGAAGTGACAATAGAAATACCATCAAGATTTACTGGAAAATTCTCAGCTTCTTTTAATTTAACAACTGGGACAACAAATTGTATATATATGTATTTACTAACAAGTCAACCAAGTGGGGTAAGATTTGTAATTAATAATATTCAAGTAGAACCGGGTTCTACTGCCACACCATTCGAACAATATTGTGGTGGTACACCATCACCAAATCCATCTTATCCACAAGATATTAATGTTGTAAGTGGAAATAATAATGTAGTAGTATGTGGGAAAAACTTATTTGATAAAAATAACATTACAACAGGTAAATCTTATTCAAACACAGGCGATATTATTTCTTTAAGTGATACATTTATACAAGAAAGTTATATAAATGTTATTCCAAATGAATATTACTCGTTTTCATTGGTAAATACAATTCAAAGTGGTAATTATAGAATACAAATAGTTGAATATGATAAAAATAAAACATTTATAAAAAGAAACCAAATAGGAAGTGGTAGAAGAATAACGGTAAAATTATCTTCTAATACAACTTTTGTTAGGTTGGGTTCAATGACAACATCAATTGATGAATTACAATTTGAAAAAGGGGAAGAAAGAACAACTTATGAAGCATACCAAAGCCAAACATATCCAATTAATCTACCAATACAAAACTTATTTGATAAAGATAATGCTAATTCATTAAATGCTTATCCTGATGGTACAACAAATACTATAAAAGGTTCAAATGATACAAGAACAATATATATACCTTGTAAACCAAACACTACTTATACTATTTCTAAAATATTAAGTTCTAGATTTAGCTTTGCATATACTACTGATATACCTGATATAGGAGTAGATATAAGAGGAAGAGTTGTTGATTTTACTGCAACACAATTAACATTAACTACTGATGCAACTGCTAATTATTTATGTGCTTTTATATATCATAGTTCTTATGATACAACTATTACATTACAAGATATATTAGATAGCATACAAATAGAAAAAGGTAGTAAAGCCAATACCTACACACCATATGGAACAACACCAATAGAAATGTGTAAAATAGGAACATACGAAGATAGTTTTTTAAGAAATACAGGGAAAAACTTATTTAGTTTAGATAATATAGAAAATAATGGTACAGGAAGAACAACATATACAATTAATAATGATGAAATAACAATTACTGCAACAAGTGGTGGAACATATAGATTTATTTATAAAACAATACCTGTTGATATAAATGAAACATATACAATAAAAATAGGGAAATATAGTGATAGCAGTACAGGTGGTTTAGCACAATGGGGAGTTGTAAATAGTCAAGGACAATATTATGATTATGTTAAAGATTTAAAAAATACTCAACAAATAACATTTATACCTACTGAAAGCACAATAACTTTTAGGTGTGGTTATTTAGGTAATTCTTGTGCTACAAATGATGTATTAAAAATAAGTCAAATACAACTAGAAAAATGCAACCAAGCAACTTCATACGAGCCTTATGGTAATGGTGAGTGGTATTTACATAAAGAAATAGGAAAGATAACTTTAGATGGTAGTGAAAATTGGCAAATAGGAAATACTGGTACTTCTAATTGGTATTATTATTTTAATTCAAGTTATATTCCTATTCAAAATATACAAACTTCTAGTTATGGTTTATGTTCTCATTATAATATTGCAAATATAGGTAATAATAATACTAATCAAGGTATAAGTTTATTATCTAATGGAATATTAAGAGTTAGATATGGAATAGAAGATACAACAACTAATTATAAAACTTGGTTATCTACACATAACACAATAGTATATTATGTACTAGCAACACCTACATATACTGAAATAACTGATACAACATTAAAAGGTCAGTTAGAAGATATATATAATGCAAAGAGTAAAAATGGAACAACAAATATAAATCAAGTTAACAATGATTTACCATTTAACTTAAGTGTTAGTGCATTAGAAAAGGAATAAAGTGTGTAAGGAAAGGTGGTATTTCCTCTATAATACAACACACTTTATATATGACTAGGAATAATCCTAGTCTTTTTTTGTGTAAAGTTTTAAAAATATTAAAAAACATATTGATTTTAAAAAATATATGTTATATACTTTAAGTACATTAGGAAGGATGTGAAGATTATGAAATTAAAGAAATGGGTGCAAGTTGTAATAATAATTGCAACAATAGTATTTATGTTTAAAGCATTATTTCAATTTATGGAAATAGAAAATACTATTAATAATACACCTGAACAATGGATAGCATTTTTAATCTATTGTTTAGTAAGTTTTGTACTAACATTTATACTTGGTAGTGATTTATGTACTCTACCAAAAGAATTAGATGCTAAATTAGGCAAGTTATTAGGTGAATAGTATAAATATAAGGTAAATATATAAAATGTCTAAAAAGGCATTAAAAACAATTTAGAAAGAAGGATAAAATATGAAAAAAAATCAAATAGTAGATGGAATAATAACAATTAAAATTAGTTTTAAGGATACATTCCCTGAAGATTGGGATGAAGAACAAATAGAAGAGTTTATAGAAAAGAACTATAAGCAATACATAGATAATGATGACAATATGGAATATGAATATACAACAATTGTAAATAGTGAAATAGATTATTATGGAGGAGATGATGTATATGGTATCTAGAAGTAAATATTTAAAAATTAAAAGAGCATTAAGAACAACAAGATATATAACATTAAGTTTATTATTAGTAGAATTAATTATATTAGCAGGAACAATTATAGCAAATACTATGATATAGGAGTGAATATGGAATTATTAGAAAAGATTAAACAAGATATTAAAGATATAGAAGAAGCACAAGATAATATAGAAATGTGTAAAAAATGGAATAATTATGAAGATATGGGCTTTAGCCAATATCAATTAAGTGAAGCTACAAAAGAACTTATAGAAGATATGAAAAAATATATAGAAGAAATGGAAGGTAAATAATTATGGGAATGTTAGCATTAATTAATAAAAATAAACAAGAAAAGAAAGATAAATATGAATTACTTGCAAGTGTAAAGATTACTGATGTAAAGGGTTATTTGCAAAAAGAATATGATAGAGCAAGTGAAAGAGAAGATTTAATAAAAGATTTAGAAAAAGAAATAGCAAGATTAAAAGAAATAGAAATTAAATATGGTGCATTATTAGTAGTTCAAGAAAAAACACAAGAACGAATTGAAAAACAAGATAGTAGAATTAAAGAATTAAAAGAAACTATTAATGATTATCAAGATAGATTAAAATTATCTAATTCTCAAAATACTGATATAAGAATAAATGCTGAAAATAAACTAAAAGAAAAAGATAATGAAATTAAAGAATTAAAACAACAAATAAAAGAATTGAATACTAAAAAAAGAGGTGGAAGATGAAAGAATTAATTATAAATATATTATATATGATATTTTCTATTATATTAATCATTTTAGTAATTATAATACTAGCAAATACATATATAACTAGAGAAAAATGTGAAAGAAATGGTGGTACATTTGTTGATGGTGCAGGTATTGATAACAAATGTATATATGATAAGAGGTAGAAGATAATGAAAATAACTGAATATATAGCAACATTAACAAATGAGGTAGAAAAGATAAGCAATTATTTAGAAGAACTTGATTATAATAGCAAAGAATTAGAATATTCTATACAAAAATTAAGTGAAGCATTATATTGGTTGACTTATGTTGAAGAAGATTTAAGAGATGGATATGAAAACGGAGAAGCTTAACTTATTAATGTTATATAGATTATACCTATTTGCTTTACAGGAAAGATAAGAATATGGAGATAAGTATGGAGATACTGACGAGATTATGGAAATGTATGAAGGGAAATTAACACAAGGTGGTGTTATCGTTCATACTGATAAAGTTAGAAAGAGGGATAAATATGACAATGGAGAAAATTAAAGATTGTTATTTTGATTATTTAACTGAAATTATATTAGATGCTATTGTAAGTGCTGATGGATATGATTGTAGAGATTTCAATGCTATGAAATTAGCATTATATAACAATTTAAGATTAATGTTAAAATCTAGAGAGCAATTTGAAAATGTTATTAAAACATTACAAAAGGAAGATGAAAAGACAAGGAGTAAAAAATAATGAATAAACCAAAGTTTAAGGCAAAGCAAATAATAACACTAGCATTAGAAAAAGAATTAAAAGAAAAATTAGAAAAGGATGCTGATAAGTTAGGAATAACTACAAGTGCTTATATTAGAATGATTATATTGAAATCAATAAATATATGATTTATAATTTAAGTACATAAAAAAATACACAAGAGTTCAGGTCTTATGTATTAGTAGAGGTAATAGCCTACCTCGTGAATTAATTATAACACGAATATAGGTAAATTATCAATACTATACATAGACTACTCTTAAGAGTAGTTTTTATTTTAGAAAGAGAGAGATTATGGAAAAACAATTTGTGAGTTATTATTTAGATGCTTTTGAACAATTACCTAGAAGAGCAAAGGAATTATTATTTGAAGAAGATGGTATGAACGAAGATACACTATCATACATTATGAATGATTTAGAAAATATAAAATCACCTATTGAAAAAATATTATTTACTGCAATATCTATATTTTTAGGGAAACATAAATCATATATTTTTATTGACCCACAAAAAGAAATTAATATTAATAATAATAAATATATAGCTGATTTTATTATTGAATATGATAATTATATTAATAATTTTTTAAAAAAAGATTTTAAATTAATTATTGAATGTGATGGATTTGATTATCATAGTAATAAAAAACAAATGACATATGATTACAAAAGAGAAAACAATTTAAAACTTAATGGTTATGATGTTATTAGATTTACAGGTTCTCAAATATATAATGACACTATGGATTGTGTAAAAAAAATAATAAAATATATTTATATGAAAGGTTTTGATAAAAATGAATAATCCTGCAGTATTATGGTATCCTAGTGATTTTATTAGTTCAACTATATTTTGGAATAATGAACAATGTGGGGCATATATAAGATTATTAAATTATCAATTTACATTAGGACATCTTAAAAAAGAACAATTAGAACAAATAACAACTGATAAAATTGTTTTAGAAAAGTTTATAGAAGATGAAGATGGTTTATTTTATAATCCTAGAATGGAAAAAGAAATAGAAAAAAGAAGAAATTATAGTTTATCAAGAAGTAAGAATAAATTAGGTAAAACAAAATCATATGATAATGATACGAAAATTACATCAAAATCATATGATATTCATATGGGAAATAGAAATATAAATGAAAATATAAATATAATAGATTATTTTAATAATAATATACATAGTATAGTACAAAGAGAATATGAAGATATAACTAAATGGGAAGAAATATTTACTGATGATATTATCAAAGAAGCAATCGATGAAGCAATATTACATAATGCTAGAAATATGAAATATATTAATTCAATTTTAAGAAATTGGAAAGAAAAAGGATATAAAACAATTGATGATATTAAAAACAACTCAATTAATAAAAATAATAAAACTGAACCTGAATGGATGAATAAAAAAATTGATAGTGAACAAGTCAGTGATGATGAACTTAAAGAATTAGAAAAAGAGATGAGTATATTTGAAAACTAAAAGAAGTAAAGCTACTGATATACCAATGAGTGTTAAACAAAAGGTATGGGAAAGAGATAAAGGAAGATGTGTGGTGTGTGGTAATAATTACAATGTGATGCCAAATGCACACTACATATCAAGAGCAAAAGGTGGATTAGGAATAGAAGAAAATATTGTGACCTTATGTACTAACTTCACTTTAAACAAATGCCATTATAGATATGACAATGGAACTGAAGAAGAACACGAAAGAATTGGTAATAAAATAGAACAATATTTAAAATTAAAGTATCCTGATTGGAACAAAGATGACTTATTTTACAAAAAGTAATAAAAAAACTATTGAAATATAACTTTATATTTGATATTATTAAGATAATAGAAAGAAGGTAAATATATGGAATTAACACAACACGATACAATATTATATGTATTATTGAATAATCCTGATAGAGTATTTGATGCTAGGGATTTTCAAAAAGGACAATACTTTGTTGGATATGAAGCAACTGCAAGAATTAGTGAATTAATAAAATTATATCCAACATTATTTATTGTAGGTAGAGATGGTAGATTTAGAACTATCCAAGTTGATAAAACACAAACAAAGCTTATCAATGAACAACTAGAACGAATTAGAACATTAATTAATTAGAAAGAAGGTAATATTATGGAAGATAAAGTAAAAGAAAATAACTTGAGAATATATAACTTAATTAAAGAAGTACCTGATGAAGCACAAAAGAAAATTACAGGTGGTAGGTTAAATGGAATGACTGATATTAAACCTATGTGGAGAATTGAAAAATTAACTGAAATATTTGGTATGTGTGGATTTGGTTGGAAAACAACTATAAAGAATAAAGAAATTATTGAAGGTGCTAATGGAGAAAAGATAGCAATAGTAGATATTGATTTATTTGTTAAGGATGAAAATGGAAATTGGAGTGATGCAATAGAAGGAACAGGTGGAAGTTCATTTATTGCTAATGAAAGTAAAGGATTATATACAAGTGATGAATGCTTTAAAATGGCATATACTGATGCATTAAGTGTTGCTTGTAAAAGTTTAGGAATGGGTGCTAATGTATATTGGGGTGATAGTAAATATAATACAACTAAAATAGCAACTAAAGAAGAAGCTGAAAAGTATAAACTATCATTTGGAAAACATAAAGATAAGACATTAATAGAAATTAATAAAGAAGCACCTGATTATATAGAATGGTTAGTTAAGAATAGTAATGATGATGCAGTATTAACTTGTATAGAATTATTATTTGGTATGAAGAAAAATGATTTTGAAGTAGATGAAGAAACAATATTATTAACTGCACAAATAACACAATTAGTAAGTGAAACGAGTGCTGATTTAGAAAAGATTAAGACAAAATACAATCTTAAAGATTTAAAAGAAGCAACAAAAGACCAATTAAAAGAAATCAAAGAAATATTAACAAAGAAAAAAGAAATATTAAAGAAAATAAGTGAAAAGGAAGGTAAATAATGAATAGAATATGCTTATTAGGAAGAGTAGCAAATGATTTAGAATTAAGATGTACAGGTCAAGGGAAAGACATTGTGTCTTATTCCCTTGCAGTTAGAAGGGATAAAGATAATACTGATTTTATACCTTGTTCAACATTTGGTGAATATGCTAAAGTGTTATGCCAATATGCTAAAAAAGGTGATATGATTGGTGTAGAAGGAAGATTACAAGTAAGTCAATATGAAAAGGATGGTAAAAAATACAACTCTTATAGTGTAATAACTGATAAGATAGATTTTACTGCAAGTAAGACTAAAGAAGAAAAACAAGAAAGTAAGATATCATTAAAACAAGATGAAATAGTATTACAAGATAGTGAACTTCCCTTTTAAAACGGGTTGTAAGGTGTCAGTTAAAGTGGTATAATTAAATTAGGTGATTAAAATGGAAATATGGAAAGATATACCTAATTACAAAGGGTATCAGGTTAGTAATTTAGGTAGAGTAAGAACATATAATAAAACTACTTATACAAAAAAACACGGAATAAGAAAATGGAAAAATAGAATATTAAAATATAAAGGAGAAACTTATAAAACAGGATATAGAGTTGATTTGTGGAAAAATGGTAAACCACATACAATGTTGGTAGCAAGATTAGTAGGTTTTACATTTAATAACGAAGATATAAATAATCACGAATTAACGATTGACCATTTAGATGGAAATAGATTAAACAATAAACTAGAAAACTTGGAATTAGTAAGTTTAAGTGAAAATATAAGAAGAGCATTTAAAAATGGATTATTACCATATAAAAAAGTGAGATTAACAAATAAAGAAACAGGTGAAGAGATAATTTTAGATAATATGACTAAAGCATCAACCTACATAAATAAAAATCACGGATATATAAGTGGGAAAATAAAAAAAAATATTTATGAAGATAATAAATACAAGTGGGGATTGGTTTAGAAAGGATAATATATGGATTTAGTATTAGAACTACAAAAATTAATAGACAATCTTAATATAAGTATTAAAGAATTAAGAATTAGTGGAAATGCTTTAGCTGAAGCTGAAAGAGATTATAAAGTTCTATTAAGACAAGAATGCTTAAAATTAAGAGATGAAGGTATGGCAGTCACAATTATTGATAGAATATGTTATGGAATACCTAGTGTTGCTGAAGCAAGATTTAAAAGAGATGTAGCTGAAGTTAAATATAAAGCTAATATGGAAGCAATAAATACTTATAAACTTATGATAAGAATAATACAAAACCAAATAGATAAGGAATATGGAAAAGAAGAATTGGTATGATAAGAAACAAATAATAGATGAAAAAGCACTTACTGAATTAAGTAATTTATTAGTAAAGTGTCAATGTGGGCATACAATGATAATGCCTGTATATCAAGATAAGACAATATGTAAATATTGTGGTAAGAAAGTCCTTAACAATACAAAATTATATTTTATGCATAAAATGAGAAAGGAAATAAAGAAAAATGAAAAAAGTAATAATTGCTAGTATGGTGGGGTTATTTGGTTTATCATTAATGGTTATAGGTTATTTGAATGAAGAAGGTAAACAAGAAGTAGTTGTAATAGATAAAACAGGAGAACCTACAACAACACAAACTGCAACACAAACTGCAACACAAACAACTACTACAACAAAGAAAACAACTAAAAAGGTAGTTAAAACTACTAAAAAGACTACAAAAAAAGTATATAAAGCAACAAAGGTAGCAACAGCAAGTAAACAAACATATATTGATTATGCTAAAAGTATTAGTGGATACAATGATAAACAAATGAGTTGTTTAATAACATTATGGAATTACGAAAGTGGTTGGAACCCAAATAGTGTAAATAAAAGTTCAGGAGCTTGTGGTATTCCACAGGCACACCCTTGTACAATAGCAAAATATTATGGTTCTAACACTTGGCAAAATCAAATAAGATGGGGAATTGATTATATAAAAAGAAGATACCACAATAAACCTTGTGAAGCATTAGAACATTTTAATAATCATAAACCTCATTGGTATTAGGAGGATATATGAACTTAAATCAAGAAGTTAGTGAAGAAACTGAAATAACTGAAATAGGAAATATGATATATACTATTGGTATTAATATAATAATAAATGATTTAAAATGGAACTCTAATGAGTATGTAGGTGGAATACTTACATTAAAAGAAATAAATGAACAAACAAACTATAAACCAATAAGAGTTATACAAGATGATGGATTATCAGGAATAATATACGAATATGGTAATTATAATGATGGTAAATGGAGAGTTTATGGTATAACTAAAGGATATGCATAGGAGAATATATGAATATAGAAGAAATAAAAGATGGATATTTTAACTATTTAGTTAATGAAATGTTAGAAGCTATAATGAATGCTGATGGATACGAATGCAAAGACTTTTTAGCATTAAAACTTGAATTATTAGTTAATATAAATAAGATATTTCAATCAAGAGAACAATATAACAAGATTATTCAAGTATTAAGAGAAGATGAAGAAAGGAGCAAAAGGTTATGAGTAAAACAATAGAAATAAAAGATATAGCACAATATGAAGAAACTGATAGTGAATTAGCAAAATATACAATAGGCAAATTACAAGAAGAAAACAAACAATTAAAAGAACAACTAGAATATTTAAGAAAAAATCAATATCTTAATCAAGTAAAATGGGAAAGAAATATTAATGAATATTTAGTTAAAGAACTGGAATTAAGAATAGATAAAGCAATAGAATATATAGAAACAAATAAAGAAAAGCAATATAGTTTAGATTATTATGAATATGGTTTATACAAAGAAGAAATAAATGAATTATTAGATATATTAAGAGGTGAAGAATAATGAATAAAAGAGTATATATAAATTATGAGATGACTTGTGAAGAATTAGTTGATACATTAATTGATATGCTTTTTGAAAATGATGAAAAAGATTTTGAGTTTTGGAAAGAGATATTATGTAGAAAGTTATTAAAATGGGGTTATTTAAAAAAAGAAGATGGTTATTATATAACAACAGGAAGAGGTAGAACTAGAAAAAATCTAGATATATTAAGAGGTAAAGATAATGAAAATTAAATTAAAAGATATATTAGATTTATATAATTTTAGGGGTTATATGACTAATGAAATGATAAATAACCATAAATTCAATACTGGTATTATCAGAATATATTTAAACGATACTATTATACACAATAATAGATTTGTAGAACTAGGTATATATGATTATGGAGAAGATGAATACAAAGAAAGTATATATAAAGAGTTTATAAATGAAAATATATTAAATAAAGAAGTTGTTGATATGTATGTAGATGAAGATATAAACATTTTATGTATTACATTAAGAGGTGAAGATAATGAGTAAAGAGAAAAATTACGAATATTTAATTGGTAAATATATTACTAATTATAAAGAAACAAAACAATATATAGATTTTATTACAAATGATAACTATGTTATTAGAATAGATAAGTTTACACCTTATTGTTGTTGTTATGTTGGAGAATATATAGATGAAATAACAAAAGATGGAACTTGTTGTGGAGTAATTACAAATATTGAAACCGATATAAGTGGTAATCAAATGGAATGGTATAATCCTGATAGAGAAATTGTTTATGCAGGTTTTGTATCTTTCTATTTTGAAAATGGTAAAATGGATTTTAGAGTACACGGAGAAGATAATGGTTATTATGGTGTAAGTTTTACAATGCCAGTAGAAGTTTTTAAAGAGGATAAAAAATAATGAGTAAAATAAAAGAAATATTAAAGGGTCAAATATATGAAGCTAAATATGATGAATACCTTGAAAAATTAATCAAAACAAAGATATATCATATAATGTACGATAAAGAAACTAAAACGATATATATTGATGCACCTTTTCCTGTTAGACAATTAAGAAAAGTAAGAAAATATTTAGATTATAAATTAATATATTATAAAAATATAATAATAGGTAGACCTGATATTTAGTAGTATTAAAAAACAATCAGTTTTTCATAAACAAAACCTTCTTTTAATGTTCTATTATAGTACGAGTTTGGTGATTGTTGAGTTTGGTACTTAAAAGAGATATAAAATTATCTCTTTTTTAGTACGAAAAATCGTTGTTTTATAAAAAAATTAACAAAAATTGACACAAATTGAAAAAAAAGTATTGAAATATAACTCTATATTTGATAATATATAATTGTAATCAAGAGAGATTACTAGGAAAGAAGGAAAAAATATGAAAAATTTTGAATTAGGAAGCAATGAATGGTTATATCAAATGTATTTAAAGAAGGGTGACAAAGTATATTTTACAAATATGCAAGGATTAGCAAAAGTTGGAATTGTATTAAATAATTACAATAATGGTGAATTAAGAATTGAATATCTAGATGGTATAAGAGAAGAAATAATTGGAGTAGAACAAATAATCAGCACTGAAACAAAGAAAGGTTAAAATAAACCTTCTATAAACCTACCAAAGATGGTTGCAAGTCCATTTGAAAAAAGGTGAGCATAGAAGGAAGGTTGCTTATGAAAGAGCAAGAAATTAGATTAAAAGCATATAGAAAGGAGATTGAAGTATTAACATTACAAATGGATGTACCTTATTATGAAGATGAGAGTAAAAGAATGCTATGTGGAACATATGAAAACACATTATTAAGATTATTCAATAATAAGAGAGAACATAAGGAAATCCTAGAAATAAGAAATTACTACAATAGTTATATGATAACAATTAAAATCAATTTTACTGAATATATGGATAAAGATGGAAATGATAGAAAGGAAGAAATAGAACATTTAAAAAGTTGGTTTGCAGGTTATCACGATATTAAGAATGAAGATATTAAAGCATATGTAAATAAAGGATATATATATGAAGTAGATACATATGAAAATAATATACCATATTATGATTATAAAACTGATGAAAGTATAGATACATTTATAGAGTGGGGAGAATAACCCCACTCTAATAAAAAGGTGATAATATGGAAAAGATGAGTATTAAAGAAATAAAAGACTTTCTTATAATGATATTAAATAAAGAAATGGAAGAAGAATTAGATACAACTGATGATAAAGAATGGATAGCAAGTTGTATTCAAGCCAAAAGATACTTAATGGACAAAAAAGGAATTATGGCATTAGTCACTAATGAAATAATTAATGAAGATATTAGAAAATATTTATATAGATAATATAGAAAGAAGGATTAATAATGGAAGAAAAAGAATTATCAAGAATATGTAATAAATCTACAAATGAATGTATTGAATTATCAAAAAAAATAAAAGAAAAAGAAGCTATAATAGATAAGGCATTAGAATTATTAGATAGTTATAAATTAGGTAAATACGATTTTGCTTTAACTCCTGCAGGATTATTAGAATTAGAAGATATATTAAGAGGTAAAGATGAAGAAAGAAACAATAGAAATACCATTAAAAAAAGCAACTTATGAAGAGTTGCAACAAGTAATATGTGAATTACAAGTAGAAAACTATGACTATAAACAAAGAATAAAAAAGTCAATAAAAAAATTGAATAGTGCAGTAAATCATTTTGAAGATGATTATAAAGATTGGGTATTGAAATGTGTTATTAAAATATTAGGAGGTAAAGCTAATGAAGAAAATAAGGAATAAAGAAATAGATGGTAGATTTTATACTGATGAATACATAGGAAGATTAGTTAAAAGAATATATGAATTAGAAAATATAATAAATGAACTAGAAAAATGGTGTGATAGACAATTTAATATATATAAAGATTTAGACAAGATACAAGATAGTAGAATAAGTTGTCAATATTTAAAAATGAAAGATAAATTAAAAGAATTGAAAGAAGGAAAATAATATGATAATAGGAATAATAGTAATAATAGTAATAACATTTATAACAACATTTATTGGAGGATATATATGGCTTGAAAGTTGGGAACGAGAAACTATGGGTGCTACATTATGTATAATTAGTGCATTAGTATTAATTGGAACAACAATATTTGGCTTTTTTAATGGTTTTATCAACTATCCAAGAACTGAAGGAACACATCAAGGAACTATAACTGCTGTTGATTTAGAAGGTATATATTTTAGAAGATATGAAGTATATATTAAATCAGGTGGTTATTCTAAAAATATCAATGGTGATTATAGTGATGAAACAAAATATTGCTTATATGAATATGAAAAAGATTTAGTAGATAGAATAAGAAGTGCAGTAGGTAAACAAGTAAAATTAGAATATGGACACGATGGTGGTTATATTGGTTGGAAGTCTTGTGGAACATATCATATTAAAAGTGTAGAGATAATAGATAATGTAGATGGTGAAAAAAATGAGTAATAATATACAATACATAAAAGAATATAACAAAAAGACTTATAAGAGATTACAAACATATTTAACTAAAGAAAAGATGGAAGAGTTTGAAAAAGCTTTAAAGAGAAATAACTTAACAAAGGCACAATTTATTAATAAAGCAATTAATCAATTAATAAATGACCAATTCCTGATTAAATAAAGACTAGATGTTGATGAGTTCAACATCTTTTTTAATGGGATAATTTAGTTAGAAAGGAGAACAAATGCATTGATGGTATTTTAAAACAATATTAATTGATGTGTGTTCTTCTTTTCTATTTTTAGGAGGAATAAATATGTATAACTATCCTTATGGATTTAGTCCACAAGCAAATGTGGATAGAATTAACAACATTAATAATGAAATAGCTAATTTAGAAATGAAAAGGACACAGGCAATGATGCCACAACCTGTACAACCAATAACACAAAACTTTCAAATGTTAAATGGTAATGCAACAATGAGATTTGCTACAAACTTTGAAGAAGTACAAAGAGATTTTGTAATAACTGATACACCATTCTTTAGTAAAGATATGAGTGTTGTATGGATAAAAAATACAAAAGGAGATATAAAAACATTTGAATTAAATGAAATAGTAGCAAAAGATGAAAAAGATTTAAAAATAGAAATGCTACAAGCACAAATAGATGAATTAAAAAAAGAAAGAGTGATAAAGAATGAACCAAGTAATGAATATGTTGATGAGCCAATTAAAGATGAAAAATCCACAAGTGTTCAATCAGTTTCAAGAATTAAGAAAAAGTAATGGTAATCCACAAGAATTGTTAAAACAAACAATGAGCAAATATACACCTGAACAAATAAAACAATTCAGTCAATTTGCTAATAATATGGGAATTACAAACGAACAATTAGTTAAAGCAGGTATTAACATTGAATAATGTTGATATAAATTATAGAAAGGAGAAAAGATTATGAATGGTTCTAATGGTATCCAACCAACTATCGAACTAGCTACTACAAATGGAAATGGTTATTTACCTTATCCTATAATGTATGGAAATAATAATAGTGGTTTTGGTGGATTTGGTGGAGATGGTGCATTATGGTTAATCGTATTACTTGCATTAATATGGGGTAATAATGGCAATGGATTTGGTGGTTTCGGTGGAAACAATAATGATTTTGCTTGGTTATCTAATGGTCAAAAAGATATTATGACTAACACTAACAACGGATTTGATACATTACATTTATCTAATCAAGTTGAAGGTGTAAGAGATGGTATAGCATCATTAAGCAATCAATTATGTAATTGCTGTGGTGATATAACAAGTACAATCAGTAATGGTTTCTACACTGCTGAAACATCAGCAAATGCTAGACAAGTAGCTGATATGAACCAAAACTTTAACAATCAAATTGCTACATTACAAGGATTTAATACTTTAGGTAGTCAATTAGCAAATTGTTGCTGTGAGAATAGATTAGCTACTTGCCAAACACAAAACATAGTTCAAAACGAAGGAAATGCTACTAGATTTGCTGATGCTAATAATACAAGAGATATTATTACTAATGCAACATCTAATACACAAGCAATTCTTGATAAACTATGTCAATTAGAAATAGATGCAAAGAATGACAAGATAAGTGACCTACAAAGAGAAGTTTTAATGAAAGACTTACAAGCTTCACAAGTAGCACAAAACTCTTTCATTGCACAAGGTTTTGCTAATGAAGTAGACCAACTATACAATAGATTGAGTAATTGTCCTGTTCCATCTACACCTGTATATGGTAGAACACCTATATTCACTTGCCAAAACAATAATGGTTGTGGATGTAGTGGATACAATGTAATTTAAGCAAAGAGTAGATAACTACAAACTCGAATACGAGAACTTGCTATGTAATCGTGAGTACAATAGGAAAACGAATGGAGGTAGGCAAGTCTTACCTCTTTTTTTAATTTAAAAAAGAAAGGAATGATAAAAATGATACAAGCATTACAAATAACACCTGAAATACTAACATCTAATACTGATAATATAAACTTTGATAAAGTAGACTTACAAACAAGGAGTGCAAATTGTTGTGGATGGCTACAATATATGAATGGTGGCAGTGAGTTTACCATTATAGGTGGTGGAACATTTAGAGTGACATTTAATGCAAATGTGACAAGTGATACAGCAGGACAAGTAGCATTAGCATTAAAGACAGGTACAGGAACTGATGTTGAAGGTACTGAAATAGATGCAGTAATAGGAACAGCAGGAGAATATACTAATATATCATTTAGTAAATTAATTCGAGTATGTCCTAGAGTAAATACAACAATAGCTGTTGGTTCATTACCTGCAATAGGTGGTGTCACACCTGTTGTGGAAACTGAAATACTAACTATAAAAGATGCTAATTTATCAATTGAAAAGATTTCATAATGAATAGAGTAGATAATTTATCACTTATTTTACAAGCATTAAGCCTACAAATCCTATTTAGTGATTATAACAATGTAGATTTGATGCAAGAACTACAAAAACAAGATAGTGAATACTTGGAAAAGATAATTAAGCAAAATGAAGAGATTATCCAACTATTAAAGAAAGGAAGTGAAAATAATGGAAAGTGATGTTATAAAGAAAACTGAAGATGCTATTAAAAAGATAGTAGATGAAGGATTAACAACAAATAACCTAGACACTTTATATAAGTTATCAAAGATAAAACATATGGCAAAGGAGGATGAGAGTATGAATAACTATGGTAATTATGGAAGATATGAAGCATATGGAAGAAGATATGCACCTTATGGTGAAAGAAATGAATATGGAGAAAACTATGGTAGAAGAGGATATGATATGAAATATCGTGGAGAAGGACACATAGATAGAATGTATGGTGAATACGAAAGATATGAAGAAGGTAAAGAACAATACAATCGTGGTAATTATGGTGCAAAAGAAGATACAATGAAAAGTTTAGAATATATGCTAAAAAGTGCTGAAGAGTTCTTTAGATATTTAAGAGAAGATGCCAAATCACCTGAAGAACAAGAAATGATAAGACAATCACTACAAAGAATGGCACAAATGTAATATGTATAAGTTCTATAATGCAAATGCACTAGGAAATTATGTAAATGATTGTGTTATTAGGTCAATCAGTGTAGCTACACATAGAACTTGGGATGAAACATATGATATGTTAAGTGATATAGCACAGGCAAAAGGAACAATGATGGATGATAGGGATTTTGTTAGATGGTATTTAGATAGTAATTTTAAAAGAATACCCAAACAATATATGTCAGTAGGTGAATTAGCAGGATTATATCCTGATAAAACACTTCTTATAACAATGGATGGACATATAACTTGTTCTTTAAATGGTATAATAATAGATAGTTTTGATTGTAGAAAAAGAAGAGTAGAAGATGCTTGGATAGTATAATCTACTTTTTTTAGTACGAAAAATCGTTATTTTTGAAAAAAATTGTATATTTTTAAAAAAAAGTGAAAAAAATGCTTGATATATAACTCTATATTTGATAATATATAATTGTAATATAAATTACAAGAAAGAAGGAAAAAATATGAAAGATTTTGAATTAGGAAGCAATGAATGGTTATACCAAATGTATTTAAAGAAAGGTGATAAAGTATATTTTACAAATATGCAAGGGTTAGCAAAAGTTGGAATTGTATTAAACAATTATAATAATGGTGAATTAAGAGTTGAATATTTAGATGGTATAAGAGAAGAAATAATTGGTGTAGAACAAATATTAAGCACTGAAGCAAAGAAAAGAGATGAATAATATGAAAAATGCAATAAAAAATATAGAAGAAATGATTATAAGAGAAAATGATAAATTAGAAAAATTATATGATAAAATATGTGCAACTAATCCTGATGAACAAGAAAAATTAAAAAGAATGGATATGCAATATGAAAACTTAAGAAATTATATAATGGGATTAGAAACAGCAAAAGAACTTATAAAAAATGAAGGAGAATAATAATGAGAATAGAAGAGGATAAGATAATATATTATATTACACATCAAGATGAAGATACTAAAAAGAAGCACATTGAATTATATACTACTATTAGAACAAATGGAAAATGTATCAAAAGTGAATGGGGTGGTGATTACTTAATAACAACTTATGAGTACAATAATAAGATATATGAATTATGGGATAATATGGAATATGGAATAATGAGTGAAGTAGTAGAATATAAACAAGAGATAGGTAAATAATAGCCTATCTTTTATTTTTATATGTTTTTTGATATAATTAAGATAACGAAGAGAGTGATGTTATGCCTATTAGAAAAGTTAAAGGTGGGTACAAATATGGAAGTACAGGTAAAGTGTATAAATCAAGAAAGAAAGCTATTAAGCAAGGTCAAGCAATTGCTATATCCAAGAAAAGAAGAAAAAGATGAATATAGATAAAATGATAAATATGCTATTAATAAGACTATCAAGAAATAAAAATGTATTCTATATGGAAAAAAGAACATACAAAGATGATAGAGTATATAAATCCTACATAATTAAAACAGGAAACATTACTAAAGAGTTTAATAGCAAAAAAGATTTATTATTATACTTATCTAATTAAGAGGATGTGATATAATTGGGAACTACTAGATTAACTGATAAAGAAAAGAAAAAGATAATTGCCGATTATATTGAAACAGGTAATTATAGTGAAACAGGTAGAATGAATGGGATTAGTGATGTGGGTGTTAGAAGAATTGTAGAGAAAGACCCCGAGGTGTCGAGGATGTTAGAAGAAAAAAAACTTGAAAACACACAATCTACAATAGAATATATGCAAACACAACACGAAACCAAGAAAAAAATATTGGATAAGATATTAAAAGCAATAGAAGAAAAAGCTGATAATGTAGATATGTTTACTAATATAAAAGATTTAGCAACTGCATATGGAATAATATTGGATAAAGAATTAAAAGTATTGGAAATACAAAGTAATATGAAAACAAATAAAAATGAATTATCTAAATTAGATGAATTGTTGAAAGAAATTAAAGAAGAGGCAAACAAATGATATTGAGTGATAAACAAAAAGAGTTTATTAAGAATGCCACACACAGGTATAATCTTAAAGTAGGTGCAAGAAGATGTGGAAAAACATATTTAGATAATTTATGGACAATACCATATAGAATAAGAGAACGAAGTGGATTAGATGGATTATATTGTATATTTGGTGTAGCAAAGGGAACGATAGAAAGAAATGTATTACAACCATTAAGACAAATATATGGTAAAGATTTAGTAGGTACAATTAGAAATGATAATATAGCAATATTATTTGGTGAAGAAGTATATTGTTTAGGATGTGAAAAAGTAAATCAGGTAAGTAAGATACAAGGTACATCTATAAAATATGCATATGGTGATGAGGTAGCAAAGTGGAACCAAGAAGTATTTATAATGATACAAGCATCATTAGATAAACCATATAGTTGTTTCGATGGTGCATTAAATCCTGAAAATCAGTCACATTGGTTAAAAAAGGATTTTATAGACCAAATAGAAGAAAAAGGACTAGATGTATATGTACAACATTACACAATATTTGATAATCCGTTTTTACCAAAAGAGTTTGTAGAAAACCTATGCAAAGAATATGAAGGTACAATATTTTATGATAGATTAATATTAGGGTTATGGAAAAATGCCGAAGGAATAATATATAGACAATTTGCTGATAATCCAAGTATATATATAAAAGATGAACCTGTTGATGAAAATGGTAATCCAATCAATTTTATGATTATATCAATAGGAATAGACTATGGAGCTACTGAAGGTGAAACGGAGTTTAAAGCAACAGGAATAACACCTATGTTTAAACAAGCTTGGACAATAGATGAAGAAAAACTTACAGGATTACACACACCTGAACAAATGTATCAAAAGTTTGAAGAGTTTTATAGAAGAGTAGTACAAACATATGGTAAAGTCACACATTGTTTTGCCGATTATGGTGCATTAGGACAAGTATTAACATATGGTATGAATAAATACCTGCAACAACACGGAGTACCATTACAAGTTCAAGATTGCATTAAAGGAAGAATAGTTGATAGAATAGAATTAGATTGTCATTTGTTTGGTCAATTTAGAAGATATATATTAAGAAAATGTAAATACTTAATAGAAGCATATACACAAGCATTATGGGATGATAAACACGAAGATGAACGATTAGATGATGGAACTACACCAATAGATGATTTAGATGCAAGTGAATATAGTATGTTCCCATTCTATGATAAGTTTATGGCAAATTAAATAAATTAGGAGGTTAGTATGAAATTAGAAGATTTTTTACAAAAAACATATAATTATAATCCTGCAATAAAGGATGATATAAAAACATATATTACACAATGGAAGAGTTGGTATGAAGGGAATGTTAAGAGGTTCCACAATTACTTTATTTACAATGGTAATCAAAAGGTAAGAAAAAGAAGATTTACACTTAATATGGCAAAGGAAATAAGTGAAGATTGGAGTGATATATTATGGAGTGAAAAATGTAGTATATCATTTAAAGATGAAAATACACAAAAAGATTTTAACGAATTAGTAAATAAATTGGATTTATATACAACAATAAATCAATTAATAGAGAAATCAGGTGCATTAGGAACAGCAGGAGCAGTAGTAAGTGTACACGATTTAATTGAAAATGAAGATGGAATGACATTAGATACTACTGATGCTAAAACAAGAATAGATGTAGTAGATATTGATTGGATATATCCATTAAGTTGGAATAATAGAGAAATAACTGAATGTGCATTTGGTAGTATAGAATATCGTGATGGTATTAAATATGTAATATGTTCAGTACATAGAATAAATAAAAAAACAGGCAATTATGAAATAATAAACCATTTATTCCAAGATACAAATGGTAATCTAAATGAAATAACTGATGAAAAAACAATTCAAACATTTGATACTAAATCAAATAAAAAATGGTTCTCAATATTTAAACCATTATTAACAAATAACTTATTTAATAATAATCCATTTGGAATACCACATTATGCAAATGCTATTGATAACTTAAAATCTACTGATATATCATTTGATGCAATTAAAAATGAAGTATTAGATGGAAGAAAGAGAATATTTGCACGAGCTGAAATGTTTAACTATGATAATGGTGAACAAAAAATGGTATTTGACCCAAATGATGCAACAATATATCAATTACCATCAGGTGCAACAAAAGATGATTTAATACAAAGTGATAGTGATACATTAAGAACTGACCAATTAATAGGTACATTAAATACTGAATTAAACCTATTAGGAAGCAAAGTAGGATTTGGAGAAAATCATTATCATTTTGATGGTACTAATTTATCAACTGCAACTGCTGTTGTAAGTTCAAATAGTAAGCTATTTAGAAGAAAAAAGAAACTAGAAGTAGGATATGAAAGTTCTATATTTGATTTAGTAAATGCTGTATGTTATGCATCAACTGAATATGGACAATATAATATTAATACTGATGGAATGGTAATACAATTTGATGATAGTATTGTAGAAGATAAAGAAGCTGAAAGTAATAGAGCAATGAGAGAAGAAAGTGCAGGATTAATTAGTGCAGTAGAATATAGAGTAAGAATATTTGGTGAAACACCTGAAATTGCTGAACAAAAGATAAAAGAAATAAGAGAGAATGACCCATCAATAAAAGATTTAGTTGGTGGCAACGAATAGGAAGTGATTAACCTATGATAGATGAGAAAACAATAGATAAATTAATTGAAAGATTAGTTTTAAGAATAGAAAAAGCAAATCAATACTTCTTAAATACCATAGGTGAAAGCATTAATAAGATAGGTAAATTAACACCTAGTAAAGCACATCAGTTAGTACAAATATTAGAATATGGTGGAAAATATGAAGATATAATTAAACAAATATCTAAATTAACAAATCTAAATGTACAAGAATTAGATGATATATTTAATGAGTATGCCAAGAAAGACCAAATGTTTTATAAGCAATTTTATGAATATAGAAATAAACCATTTGTAGAATATACCAAGAATGAAGCATTAAGAGAGCAAACACAAGCACTTGCTAATATTAGTAAAGGTATTATGTCTAACTTTTCTAAAACAAGTGCATTAGGCTACTCTATTCGTGATTTAAAGGGTAATATAATATTTACAGGATTAAGAGATACTTATTTTAATATATTAGACCAAGCATTATTAAATGTAGGACAAGGAAAAGAAACATTTGACCAAAGTATGAAGAGAATATTAAAAGATTTAGGCAATAGTGGATTAAGAACATTAGACTTTGAAAATGGTAGAAGTGTTAGATTAGATAGTATGGTAAGAATGCATCTAAAAAGTTCATTGAGAGAACTACATAACGAGAATGAAAAGATAATAGGTGAAGAAATTGGTGCTGATGGTATTGAAATAAGTGTACACGAAAACCCTGCACCTGACCACGAAGATGCACAAGGTAGACAATTTACTTTAGATGAGTTTAATAAATTGCAAACATATGGTAGTGCATATGATATACATAATAAGTTTATTAATATGCATAAAAATGATAAAACAATAGATTTTAGACCAATAAGTGAAATGAACTGCTACCATTATATATTTAGTATAGTATTAGGTGTAAGTGAACCTGAATATAGTGAAGAAGAACTAGAAGATATTAAGAAAAGAAATGAAAAAGGATTTGAAATAGGTGGTAAACATTATACTAATTATCAAGGCACACAAATGCAAAGACAATTAGAAACAAAAATAAGAGAACAAAGAGATGTATTACTACTAGCTAAAGCAAGTGACAATAAAGCACTTATAATTGAAACAAACAACAAGATAACAAAGTATAAATTATATTATAAAGAATTAAGTGATATAAGTGGCTTAAAGCCTAAAATGAAGAGGTTGAGATAGAATGGTAATAGGAATAGATAAAAACACCTTAAATGTACCTAAAAACACGAAATACGAGTATATTTATATATACGAAGATGAACCATTAGAAGATTTATTGAAATTAAAATTACATTGTATTCATAAAGATTATTGTAAGTATGTAGATATAAACTTAACTGATTATGATATAGAATGCATCAAAAAAGCAAAAATAACTGATAAAGATTGGGATAAAATAGTATATAAAAATTATAAAATAGGAATAATAATACCTAATTATAATTATGAACATACAATAGAAAAATGTTTAAATAGTATATTTAATCAAACATATCAAAACTTTGAAATAATATTTGTAGATGATGTAAGCACTGACCATAGTGTTCAAATAGCAAGTAAAACTTATTGTGATTATTTATCAACTAAAAAAGTAGGAGAACCTATGGGTGAATTAAAGATAATTAAATTAAAACAAAAAAGATTAAATGGTGGTGCTAGAAATGAAGGATATTTGCATTTAAGTGATGATGTAGACTATGTTTATTATGTCGATAGTGATGATTGGTTATATGATAATGATGCATTAAAGAAAATAAATAATAAATTACAAACATATCCTGATGTTCTATTTGTAGGAATGATGAAATATCATAATGATAAATTAAGTTTAAGTTATATACCTGAATATAAAGATAAATATGATGCAATAAGAGGTTGGAGTGGTAGTTGTGGTAAAGTAATAAAGAAATCACTAGCTACTAGGCAAGAATGTTTATACAATGAAGGAACATTAAAAGAAGATAGAAACCAACATAGAAGAATATGTATATATATGAATAATTTTGCATTGTTAAAAGAACCTGTATATGTGTGGAACCAACAAAATACAAAATCAGTGACTACAATAAGAGAGAAAGTAGTATGGGGTACAAGTACAATAAGACATTATGCTGATACTATGCAATTAGCATTAAGTGTTAAAGGACAAGATAGTAAAATAGATAAAATATTAGATGATGCATTAAGACTATGTAAAAAAGAAATGGATGAGGGAAATGATAGACAATGGTAAATGATATTAAACTTTCAATTATAATACCTTATTTTGAAACATATGAACTAACAAAAAAATTACTTGTGCAATTATATACACAAATAAATGAACCTAATATCGAAATTATATTAATAGATGATGGATGCAATGAAATGAGATTTGATGATTATGTTAAATATTTAAAAGGATTAGGTTTAACAACATCAATGTTTAATATAATACATCAAGAAAATATGGGTGTGGCAAAGACTAGAAATAGAGGTATAGAACTTGCAAAAGGACAATATATAGCATTTATAGATTGTGATGACCAAATAACAATGGATTATATAGATACATTATTAAATGCTATTGATACATATGATACTGATATAATTAATTTTAATTGGTATGATATGACAACACATATTGAAGCAAGAAAACCAAATAACTTTGCACCTTGGAAAGCAATATACAAAAAAGAAACAATGCCAATATTTAGTGAAGATTTTGAATACGGACACGAAGATGTAATATTTCAAGGTGAAATAGATAAAGGAATAGCAAATGGAAGATATACAATAACATATTTAGATAAATTATTATATCTATATAATTCAAATAGAGAAGGTAGTTTAATATGGAAAAAAACACATAAACAAAGGTGATATAATGGCATATTCATATGATTATTTTAAAGAAGATGTAAAAAGATATATAGAAAATAATTTTGATTATGATATTGAAATACTAGATGTAGGTGCAGGTAGTGGGACATATCAAAAATTATTACCAAATTATAAAAATATAGATGCAATAGAAGTATATGAACCATATATAGATTATTTTGATTTAAGAAAAAGATATAGATTAGTCTATAATGAAAATATAACGAGTTTTAAATACTCATATTACGATTTAATTATATTTGGTGATATAATAGAACATTTAGATGTAAATGATGCTAAAAATGTATTAGAATATGCTTATAATCATTGTAAAGAAATGATTGTAGCAATACCATATCAATATAAACAAGATGTGGTTGATGATAATATATATGAAATACATAAACAAGATGATTTAACTAATGAAATATTTTTAGAAAGATACCCATATATGAAATTGCTATATAATAACGAATATTATGGGTACTATATAAAGGAGTAATATGATATATATAGTTAAGCATAAGGAATATAATAATCCTGTTCCTGATGGATATGAAGAAATATATGTAGGAAGTATGTATAAAGGAAAATCCATAGGAATAAACTTATTAAATCCATACTTGAATGAATTAACTGCACTATATGATATATGTAAATATAGTCCAAGTATAATTGTAGGATTATGTCATTATAGAAGATTTTTTGAATATAATGGTGAAATATTAAAGGTTGAAGATGCTGAAAAAATACTAAAAGATTATGATATTATAATCACAAATAATGTGGTATTTGATAAAGGTATATATGAACAATTAAGATTAGAAATGCCAAATGATAAAGAAAGAGGCATATTAGATAAATACTATAATAAATTAATTGAAGAAGAACCACAATTAGAAACATACTTTAAGGAGAAAGAGTTTGCACCTAAAGAAATGTTTGTATGCCATTGGAGATTAATAAAAGATTATTGTGAATGGATATTTAAACTAATATTACCTTTAGCAATAGAGTTCAAAGAATATGATAGTAATATAATACAAAAAAGAATGCTAGGGCATTTAGTAGAGAGATTATTTTATTATTGGATTTGGAAAAATGATAATTGGAAAATATATAGAATGGATTATAAGGAAATATGATAAAAGTAGAAGTAATAAAAAAGTTTCATTATGAAAAATATGAAGATATAAAAGATACAATTAAAAGAAAAAGTATTGATACATATGGAGAATTATATGAAGGAGA